TGAATGGTTACGCGAAACTGAGGTTGAACGCATCAATGCTAAAGCCGAGGTCGGTTTACTCGTAGTCAAACCTAACGGCGTAGGACTTGGATCAGTAAATCAATGGTGGGCAGTTATGCCAGTGGGCGCGATGATGAAACTTCTTAGCGATGCAGGATATGGAAACCCAAAGGTTGTTGACACTGATACTTGACGCACGATAGATTACGGTTATAAGAAAAACAAATTTTCTAGGAAGAAAAGGTGAAAGGTGACTTTAGTTGTTATGTGTTGGGGTTGCGCTTCAGAAAAGCGTATGCCATTAGAAGGATTGCCGATTGGCTGGCGCAGGGTTTCTACTTCCAATGGGGACGAATATCTTTGCCCGGAATGTATGGCGCTTCCAAAGAAAATACTTCGATGATTAGAGTATTTATTGCGTGTTCAAATAAAAATTGCGCCCGCGAACTTATGGGTTACTTCAAAATATATTTGACAAATGAATTGACAAACCCGTATTGCTCAAATTGTAATTCCGTTATTGAACGTGTGATAGTGAGAGAAAGGGAAAACGCATGATAATGAAACTTTATATTGCTGGAATAAATTTGGTTCCTGCATCTTTGATTGCTGCAATTTGGGGAGCCGATGAACGTTGGGTCTGGTCTGCAATTGTCGTAGCTTGTGTAAGTGCGATTGGATACGTTACGGAATTATCCGATGCCAACTTATAAATATAAATGTCAGTCCTGCGGGATTGAATACGAGCAAACTAAATCTATTCACGAAGAGTTACCTGATCCAAAATGCAATTGTGGAACCATGATGGCTCGGGTCTTTGAACCAGTAGCGACTCACTTTAGAGGAACAGGATGGGGCGGCCAATGACTTTGACGGATGAACAACTCAAACAGAATGAATCTTTGCAAGCAGTTATCGACATTATAGGACGATGGCAAGTAAGTGAATACGCTGGCAAAAGAGATAACCCTACCTACCATATTGGCTGGCAAGAAGGATTGAGACTATGCAGAGCTATTGCGATAAGGTCACTCCACGTTGAAGAATCCGAAGATGATGAAGAAGGGGATACAAATGCCTGAAAAAGAAAAAAGGCAATTCGATAAGCCAGATCAAATCAAAGCAAAAGCTGAAATGGATAAACTTATTCGAGGCGCAATGAATTATATGTGCATCTCTATATCCAAGGAAATTCTCAATATTGTAGCCGAATTAGAAAAGAATCCGGGCGAATTGGAGCAAGTGGAAGGCTTCAAGCGTGGATTGATTACGGCGCAACATATCGCAGAAGCGAAAATAATTACCGATTTGGTATAAAATTTATCTCTGTCCATAACCAACACCTCAAAGGGGGAAATCATGGATGATGCAAAAGTTATTTATTGCAAATGTGGTTCGCTAAGATGGGAAGATAATTCCTGCGAAGTCTGTAGAAAGGCGAGCAAAGGCTAAGCGGTTATTCGTGGTGCCAGAGTCCTCATAACAGCCTTATTGGTTGGACTCTGCAACATAATGCCAGCGCAAGCGGTAGCTCCAATGCAACACGTTATGAAACTTAGCCCGATGGCCTATGCCAAAAAAGTTGTTCATAACCCAACGCAATTTTCTTGCTTGAAAGAACTTTGGACACGCGAGAGCCATTGGAATTTCCTTGCCCGCAATAAGCAGCCTGTCTATCAAGTCAGAAATGGCAAGCGAGTAGCTCTCCATGCTTTCGGTATAGCTCAATTGTTAGGTGAGAAATCCCATGATCCGCAAGTCCAGATTGACAAAGGATTGCGTTATATTTCTCACCGTTATTCAAGCCCGTGCCATGCTCTCAATTGGCATAATCGGAGGAATTGGTACTAGAGTTACCCGTAATCTGAAAGGTAACAATTGAATAGCGGAATTATCGAAGCGGTCAAACTACGCGCTGGCGATTATTGCGAAGTGTGTGGCAAAGCTGCTTTAGCATCTATGGCAATGCACCATCGCAAATTGAAATCGCGTGGTGGAAAAGATTCTATTTCTAATGTAATTAGAATCCATCACAAGTGCCATAACTTAGGTAATAAATCTATTCACATGAACCCAATGGATGCAGAATCAAAAGGGTGGATGGTTTCTTCATGGCAAGAACCGTGCAAGACTCCATTCAAAAGACCCGATGGGTCAATGGTTTTACTCAACGAAGATGGAACAATAACTGAAATGGAAAGGTAGATAATGAATAATTTAGTAATCACTGGCAACCTTGGCAAAGACCCAAAACTTGCTTTTAGTAAAGACGGTAAAGCAGTTGTATCATTTTCGTTGGCAGTTGGACAACGCGCAAAGAAAGATGGCGAATGGGTAGATGTAGAGCCAATGTGGTTCCAAGTTACTTTTTTTGGAATACCGGGCGAAAAAGTTGTGGATCGTTACAAGTCTGGTGATACCGTCACCGTGTCCGGACGTTTAGGGCAGTCCTCATACGTCGATAAAGAGGGAGTAACGCGCAGTTCAATTGACATTGTTGGTTTTGATATTCTGAAAATTGAACGCCAGTCTAAAGGCGTACCAGTGGCAAATGAAAGCGCAGTACCCTTCTAATGGAACCTGAACTATGGACCTGCCCGCAGGTAATTGAATACCTCGGGATCAATCTCAATAATTTACGCCAGATACAACACCGTGGCACTATCAAATGGGCCAAGAAAATTGGTAAAGAAGTTTTTTATTTAGCTAACGACGTTCGAGCTTACAAAATAAAGCGGGAGGAACGTAATCAAGCGTAAGATTCTTCCATGTTCCTTATCGAAGAAGAAATAACTATCTCTGAACTTGATGAAGCGTTGGCATTTTTAGTTGAAAAGCTCAAGATTGACCAAGCTGGGAACCGTATGAATTGGCGTAAAAAAGAGTTGCTACTTTCAAGTGTTGATGATCTGCTGGACGCTAGATTGGAATTGCTGAGCAAAAACGTTTCGCCAAACAGATGAGCAGGGACGTGGCGCTTCAAAAAAAAATCTGAACGCTCGACATTCATTCTGGGCAAGGCCGATTAGTTTCTCGCTCCCGGCGACGTGTCAATAGCCGGGAGCGTTTAGCCTCTCATGCAGTAATCTCTAAGCATAAACTTTCATAGCTGCCACCTCGTCGGGCGTACCTCCTAACACTTGGCACAATTTCGACGCATGATCAGGGCATAAATACCGGGCGTATATGTAACCCTTTATTTCAATCGTTGCAGCAGCTTCGCACTTATCGCATTGTAGTTTCTTGGCGCTCATTCTAATTCTTCTCCATTTTCATCTTGATAAATAAGGGTAGATTCAGCACCAAAATCTTCAACCACCCAACCTTCTATGTAATTTAGTATTGTCTGCGTAGTAATTTCGCCTTCGTGACCTAACTCTTTCAAGTCACGTGCAATACGAGGTACATCATAAGATACTGTTTTTATTACATTTATTCTTTTAGGTAAATTACTCATTACTTGACCTCCTCTTTTATTATCCAACGAAGGGCATTTACCCAACCGTTTCTAACATCCCAAGCCTCGTCCTCTTCATTTATTTCTTGCATTTCAACAATAACCTTTTCAATTTCTAGTTCAATTTCTTCTTTAGTTTTCATTACTTGCCCATCCTCTTTCGCTTCCAACACTTTCCAAGGATGATTAGCGCCAAAGATTAGCGCACCATGCTGCCCTCTAACTAGATTCTCTAAAGTCCATTCACTCTCTACTTCTAGAGTTATTAGGTATTTCATTATTCTTCCTCCGTAATAATTGCAGGGAGTACGACGAATGACGCACCCGTAGGCTCGTCGTGTGAGTAACGAGATACTTTCATGGAGTCCCCGGCGAAAGTAAAGAGTAAAGTCCATTCCCCGTTTATTGTGAGAGCTTCGAATAAGTTTTTCCATGTCGCTTCGACGGTGCAGCTCCCGCTTGCGCGAGTCCAGCCCATAGCGCTACCAGTTATCTCGAAATGAGTAGGCAGTCCGTTAGCGTCGCAATATGCGGGAATGAGCTGATCTTCTAGCTCACTTATCTTGTAGTCATAGCAAAATTCATCGCAATAATCTTGCGCTCTCGTTTCACCGTTGCAATCTGCGCACTTACTACCGATTACCCCGACGTCACACGTAGGGCAGTAGGAACATTCGCAATTACTCGAAAGCTCTACCTTTATTTCTTGTATTGTGTCCATTAGTTCACCTTTTCTAATTTCTAGGATATTTATTATCTCTAGCCTCTAAGCAAGAGGCCCGGTATCACGGAATTTATTCGTGAGATCGAGTCCGTCGCTTATAGATGAGCAGCTACGTGGCGCTGTAAAAAAAAAATTCTACGCTCGGATTTACAATTGGACATATTGACCCCTATTTGTCTAGGGGTTAGGTTCCCCGGCTCTCGGGTAAGGTGAGAGCCGGGGAATATCTGGCCTATTTCGTGCGCATAGGCATAACTAACCCGCGCCACTGGATCACGTCATGAGCTATTGAAACCAAAGCCGGCTTACCGTCTCCCGTGAAAGTAATTAGTAAAGGTACTTTCGATTTTTTAGCTGCTGCACTGGCCGGGACTTTAGAAAATTCGCCTAGTAGCTTAGGATCGTAAGCTACGCTCTCCACTGGCGACGGCTTACCGTCCATTAGGTGAGCGTATGGCGGGAATTTACCATCTAATAGGTAGAGAGTAAGGGTATCGGCTCCGATAGTTACCGATAGAGCGCCACTATCTAGCGTTAGGGTTATTTCTTGCAAGGCTAGAGAGGCCTTTAGAGCTGATTTTAGAGCTGATATTAGGCGCTCGCTATCCTTACGAGAGATTATCGCGCTCCACTGGTTAGAGCTGCTCTCTAGCTCTATAGTGCCATTTATTAGCCGGTACCTGTCGGTACTGGTAGCGCTTAGGGAATTCTCGCCGCGCTCTAGATATATCGCCGCCAGTGTAGGCAGTGATTTATCCGTGCAGATTAGCGCGCCACTGATCAGGTCAAGAAATACCGGCGCGCTTAGGCTTAGAGTATCGCTTAGGGGTTTATTTAGAGTTTCCATTAGTTAGCTTTCTCCGGCCTAATCGTTTAGGCGACGGCCCTAACGCGCTCCCGGGATAGAGAGCGCGCTAGAGTCACCGTCTAAGCGTTACAGGATAGGAGAGTACCGACACAATAACCGCCGGGCGTGTACCAGACATGGCCGGCGATCCAGTAAATAGCTAGGAGACTAAGCAAGATTAGGAGAGAGCGCACTAGCCGCCCGCGTCGCGTTAGTTTCATAATTAGCGGCTCCAGAAATAGAAGCCGCCGGATTCGAAAGTGTCATGAGCTAAGTCTCTACCGTAAGCCGCATAATCGAAATACCCGCGCAATTTCTCCGGCATTTCGCTAAGTAGGCCGCACTCGTCGGCTATGTATTCGCCTAGCTCCGTATCACTGGCAAATTCACCTATGAAACACTCGCGCATTTGTTCAATATCGGCGGCCATGCCGTTACCTATCCATGCGGCGAATTTCTCTAGCTCGCTATCCTCTAGCTCACTGATCAGGAGCGCGGCCTCGTATGCCTCCACTGGCGAACATTCGCCAGAGATTAGGCCTAGAAAATTCTCATGGTCTAACGCTGCAAATTCATCACCGAAACACCTAACGCAACGGTTAGCAGTGTATTCTCCTACGGTTTCAATCGTAGTAAGGCCGGCGCTAACTAAGTCGTTACACTCTAGGCCGGCAATCCACTTACCGAATAAGCGGCCCGAATTATAGCAAGATAGGCAGCCGATCCAAGCGCTAGGCGTATCGGTATCTTTATCTTTCCCTATTGCAACGATTACGCCAGAATTTAGCTCGCTCATTAGTTAGCCTCGCAGTCATGGCCATAATACCATTCGGCCGCGTCGCTCTCGGTTAGCATATTGAATACGCGATTACATTCAATACATTTATATTGTGTCTTTATTCTAATATCGGGCATTTATTTCACCATTTCTTTTAGTAGAGATTTATAGGCTTTAGCACTTTCGCCGCGATATCCGCCGGCATTAGCTAGAAAATACATTACTACCGATTTAGCACTGTCGGCATAATAATTAGATTCTATGCTTTCGATTTGCTGCATAGCGTTTAGATATTCTTTCGCGTAGGGGTTTATTGTGGGCCAGTCTTTAGCGATAGCGTTAGCAATTTCGCGCACGGTGAAATTATTAGTAGTCATTAGTTATTCACCGTTACATTAGCGAATTTTATCGCCATGCACTCAGGATACGAGCCGGTGAATATAATCGTGTAACTATTACGCGCTATTTCATCGCCGCACACGATCATATTTCCGAATTTATTTCTTTGTGTTGTGTAGATTTTATTAGACATTACTTACCCTTTCGTATCGGATAGCGCTCTCGCTATCTCGTTAGGGGTAATTCTAAACCCATAGATTACGGTTATGCAATAGGCGCGCATGATCGCCGGGCCATAATTTAGGGGTAGCTATCTGGTAGCGCGCTAGTGCTATAGGTAGACATTTAGGCGCCATCTGTCTAGGGTCTTAGCAGCTTATGATCTGGCCAGAATTTAGGCGTGAATATAGCCGGGAGAGGGAGAGAGAGGGAATACTCACAAGGTTTCGCCATGTTCCCGGGTCTTTATCCCCTACTTACCCCCAGAATTATCCCCAGAGTGTAGATATCTCCCTATTTATTAGCTATTAGTTATCAACACTTTATCAACACCTTATCCCTAGGCGCCTTACCCGTGACGCCTATTAGAAATTTCTCCCACTGGCCCGGCCTCGATACTGGCCTCCTCCTCTCTCTAGGGGTAGGGGTAGAGATATCGGGCTATAGATTCAAGGGATCGCGTCAAGGTTTGCAGCTATTGGCCCCGGCTCTGGCTCTGGTTTGCAAGGGTAGGGGTATCTCTCTAGGTCTGGCAGCTTTCAACCGGGGGTCTGCCTTCGAGGGGGGCGGCGCGGATTCTTTATATCACCGTATGACAAATATGTCATAAACATAATCTATGTGGGTTCAATCAAGCACATCATCATTTGATTATGCCTTATCGCTAAAAGATAAATCCGAACATCTGTACGAATCTATCGCTGGGCATAGATAGCCTTATTAGGACTATCTTTTAGATAGGGAGTTTCCTCCAACTGCGCTATACGATGAACTCCTTTGTGCGCTTTTCTTTCAGGCAGTTCGTGTTGAAAGAAAGAAGATCATCTCGCTGTTTGTATTGGTAGCTAACCAGATTGTCTAAGAAACATTTAGACATGAAAGACATACCCATCAAACGGGGTCACACTAGAGTCAGTAGTGTGCTTGGTTTTTTACATGGTTTGCCAAGCTGCCATTATGAAGTTTTTACGCAATTCCCCTACGTTGCACCTAAGATAGCACTTTATTTTCTTTATGCAAGTGATAGAGTGTAAGCATTACGAAAGGGTTTGAATGGCTGTAAATGGCGGTAACAAACGCATTGATGATGGGCGTTGGCGCAAGTATGCCAAAGCAATTAGCGAAGGACATTCCCAAAGAACTTCAGCTCAACTTGCAGGGATTTCTTATTCAGCCGTTATGCGTCAACTCAAAGTTCCAACTTCAAGACTCAATAGAGTCCTTGGCGAATTTGGTTTTGAGAAAGCAGGAGTCTTTGGCGTTGATCGCGTCAAAGGAGATTCAGCAAGAGCGTTAGAAGATTTTGGTTATTTTCGCCAACGTTACTTTGCTCGCTCAACTTCCCCGTGGGCAGAAGAAGCAGCTTACAAGATTTTAGATTTAGCCCAAAGCAATCAAAAAGAATATGTCGTAGTCAACTGTCCACCGGGTATTGGTAAATCGACATTCTTTACACATGACCTTCCAGTTTGGCTTGCGGTACGAGATCGTTCTCGTCGAACGATGATTGGGTCCCGTACCGCAGGTCAAGCCACAAAATACACTGGACGTATTCGTAGAACTTTTGAACGTGTTACACCAGTAAAAGCAGATGCAGAACTTATTGAAAGAGGATTGGCAAAAGATGCAATCGCAACCCTTATCACAGACTTTGGAAGATTCAAGCCATCTAACTCTGACCTTTGGAGATTGGAAGAATTTATTTTGGCTCAAGAAGGTGGAGTTGCGGTTGATGATAAAGAGCCTAACTTCGTGGCTTACGGCATGGACTCGGGTTTTCTCGGTGGCCGTTTTGATACTGTTATTTAGGACGATCTTGTTGATAAAACTAATATTCGCACTGTTGAAGCACGTGAAAATCTTATCAATTGGTGGGAGACGGAAGCTGAAACGCGTCTTGACCCGGGTGGTTTACTAATCCTTCAAGGACAAAGAATGGCATCTGATGACCTTTATCGTTATGCACTCAACCTTGTTGATTGGTCTGAAGAATTTGAAGAAAAACCAGAACTGGCTCCCAAAAAATACCATCACATTATTTACAAAGCGCACTACGACGATGTATGCCAAGCCGATAAAACTAACGGCGGCCATAAAGGAAATTACCCAGATGGGTGCTTGCTTGACGAATATCGTTTGCCGTGGAAAGAACTTGCACGTATCAAATCAAATCGCCTTGACCGCTACCAAACTCTTTACCAGCAAGAAGATGTTGATAAAGAAGCAAGCCTAATTCAACAGGCATGGATTGACGGAGGCATTGATATGTTGGGGGTTTCTCATCAAGGGTGTTGGGATGAAAATAGAACCATTGGCGTATTTCCTAAAAATGTTAGCGCTTATTCAGTTGTAACTGCTGACCCGTCCCCTACAAAATACTGGGCAGTTCAATGGTGGGGTTATGATGCCGAAACCCAAATACAGCACCTTGTTGATTTGGTGCGTTCGCCAATGGACGCCCCAGATTTTCTAGACTATAACCAAGATTTCAAAACTTATACAGGTTTGCTTGAGGAATGGTGGCAACGATCCAACGACCAAGGCCACCCATTTACTCATTTGATTGTAGAAGCAAATGCTGCTCAACGTTTCATGCTTCAATATGACCATTTCAAAAGATGGGCAGCTATTCGTAACGTCAACTTGATTCCTCACCAAACTAATCGAAACAAATCTGATGAAGGTTACGGAGTCCAAACTCTTGCTCCGCACTATAAAGCAGGTCGCGTTCGTTTTCCCGGCGCTGATTATCTTGGATCAAAGACAACAATAAAACCAATGATAAAAGAACTTATTCATTGGCCAGAAGGCTCAACTGATGACTGCGTTATGGCTCATTGGTTTTTGATTTGGAACGCCCCAAATATTTTTCATGCAGGAATGGATAAAGCTCCTACGTTTGCTCGACCTAGTTGGATGAGTGGTAGGGGAACTCGTTGGGGTAGATAAGACAAGATTATGCGTAAGGTGGTATATTTTACATAAATTCCGCGCCCACACAGAAATGAGACTAACATGGCAGCGAAGAAAAAAGCATCTAAAATAGAAATGTATGCGACTAAAGCCATTATGAAAAAACACGAAAATGGCGAAGGTAAAAAAATGGCCGCAATGGAAAAAAAGATGGGTGAAAAAAACGTAATTTCCCCAAAGAATAAAAAGAAGATTGCGAAATCCATCTAATGCCAAAAGTAGGAAAAAAAGAATTTCCATACACACCTAAAGGTGAAGCTATGGCAAAAGCGGAAGCCAAAAAAACTGGCAAAAAAATGGTAGTCAAAGCCACTGCTAAAAAAATGGGAAAGAAAAAATAATGGAAAAAGCATTTTGGGATAAAAAAAATCCTAAGAAAACTTCTACCAAACTAACGCCTGCGCAAAAAACAAAAGCAAAAGCTAGTGCTAAAGCAGCAGGGCGACCTTATCCAAATCTAGTAGATAATGCGGCAGCAGCAAGAAAGAAAAAGTAATGGCTAAGACTCCAGCATGGCAACGCAAAGAAGGGCAAAACCCCAAAGGCGGCCTCAATGCTAAAGGACGTGCCTCTGCTAAAGCGCAAGGTAGCAACCTCAAGCCACCAGTAAAATCTGGGAACAATCCACGCAGAGCAAGTTTTCTTGCTCGCATGGGTAGCGCTGCGGGACCTGAGCATAAACCAAATGGAGAACCAACTCGTTTGCTTTTATCTTTGCAAGCATGGGGAGCATCTAGCAAAGCAGATGCTAAGAAAAAAGCAGCAGCAATTTCAAAAAAGAATAGTGGTAAAAAATGAAGAAGCAAACAAAAACGGCCAAAAAAGTTGCTAAAGTCATGCACGAATATGGCTCAGGCAAATTACACTCAGGTTCTAAAAAAGGACCCGTGGTAAAATCTCAAAAGCAAGCCGTTGCTATTGCGCTTTCAGAAGCAGGAAAATCTAAAAAGAAATTAGGTAAATAATGCTCGGTCCATCAGTTGATGAAATTGCTTCGCTTCTTTCGGATCGCCAAGCGCTACAAGGTCCAGTTATTGAAAGTATGCGCCAGTTGCGTGATGCTTATAACGGCGACCTTGTTATTCCATTACCTGAATTAGACCGACGCGAAAAATCAGCCGTTGCCAACTTGATTACAACTGGCTTAGACCAGACCGCGATGCGTATTGCTTCAACAATGCCCAGCATTTATTATCCAGCGCTTGAAGAAGGAAACAATGCTTCAGAAAAACGCGCTCGCACTCGCAAAAGAGCAAATATGGGTTGGTGGGAAGCTAACAAAATGCCAATCAAAATGCGTCGTCGCGCACGTTGGCTTATTGGATATGCTTCATCTCCTGTAGTCCTACGCCCTGATACAAAATGGGGATGCGCACGTTGGGATATTCGTGATCCACTCAATACATTTCCCTCAACTGGCGAGGACCCAGACCAAATAACTCCTGAAAATTGTATTTTTACATATACACGTTCTCGCGCATGGATGCAAACAAACTATCCAGAAGCGCTTGCAAAGTTAGCGTCGCTCAAAGTTCAAAAGCCAAGTGACCTTATTCGTATTGCAGAATATACAGATGCAGAAGTAACTGTTCTTATGGCGAGCGCAACAATCAAACCTAATCCTTGGGATTCAGATATGCGCGGTATGCCAAACGTAGAACTAGAACGCATACATAACCGCACAGGAATGTGTTTAGCTGTTGTTCCGGGTCGGATTACTCTTGACCGCCCAATGGGTCAATTTGATTCACTTGTTGGAATGTATAATTTGCAATCTAAATTGATGGCTTTAGAAGTTATTGCAGTAGAGCGCGGAATTTTTCCAGATACTTACCTTGTTTCACGCCCCGGAGAAACTGCACGTTTTGTTGCAGGCCCTTACGATGGTCGCTCAGGTCAGGTCAACGTAGTGCAAGGTGGAGATATTCGTGAAATGGCTGCCAATCCGGGTTTTGCCACTAACGGTATGATGGACAGAATCGAACGCGCACAAAGAATTGCTTCAGGAACTCCTGCCGAATTTGGTGGAGAGTCAACATCTAACGTGCGTACAGGAAAACGTGGAGATGCAATCCTTTCAGCAGTAGTTGATTTTCCTATTCAAGAAGCACAGGAAATTTTTGCTTCTTCATTACAAGAAGAAAACAAACGTGCTATTGCTATTGCTAAAAATTATTTTGGTAATGAACGTAAATCATTTTTTGTTTCTAGTCGTGGTGCAAAAGGTCATGTTGATTATATTCCAAACAAAGATTTTGAAGATGATAATAATGTTGTTACATATTCACATTCAGGTGCAGATGCAAACTCACTTGTTGTAGGACTTGGACAACGTATTGGTATTGGAATCATGTCTAAGCAAACAGCCCAAGAAATTGATCCATTTATTTCTGATCCAGAAATGGAGAAAGATAGGGTTGTTAGTGAAAGTCTTGAACAAGCATTGTTGCAGTCCATTCAAACACAAGCATCGCAAGGTTCTATTCCTCCTAGCGATGTGGCCGCTATTGTGGCTTTGGTCGCAAGCGATAAAATGGACTTGGCAGCAGCGGTAACTAAAGTTCACGAAGATGCACAAAAGCGTCAAGCAACACCTGCACCAGCGGGTGCGCCTGAAACAATGGCGGGACTTGGAGCGCCGGGTATGGGAGCTGAACAACCAGCACAAGCACCTGCGGGTCCACCAGATGTAGGAGCATTTCTAGCCTCACTCGGGGCAGCAGGAGGTCAATAATGCCTAGAGGACGTGGAAAAGTAGGCAAAGCTTATGCCAACCGTACTGATATGCAAGGCGCGAATGTAGTTTCTGCGCAACCAGTAAATACTGCTAAAAAACTTCCAGTTGCAACAGCTACAGGTCAACCGTATGGCGCTGCAACAATTCAAAAAAATTCACAAGAAGCAGTTGCAATGGGTGGAACACAAGCGCCTCCACTTCCAACAACTGCACAAACACCAACGCAACCACCTCAAGCCCCATTGACGCCATTGAACGCGGCAACAGATCACGGTCTTTCAATGTTTCATGGAATGGATAATGTCGCAGGCGGCGGCGGTTCAGAAGCATTAGTTCCTTCTTTTGTCCCAAGCGTTACAACCCAAGCGTTAGGTTTGCTCAATTCTTTAGGAGATAATGTCTCTCCGGGAGTTAGCATGATAAAAGCATGGCTTCAAGCAAATGCAACTAATGGTGCTACTAGATGAGCATGGTAACTCCATTGCCAAGCGCTTCTCCAAACCCAGCAGAGCAATTAGCAACAAACATTGATGCTTTGCATAAAGCAGGACATAATAATTTAGAAATTCCAGTTCAAGTTGCTTTAGCTTCTACCCCACAGCCGACAAATGTTATTTTAGATAT